TGCAGACTTGGTGCAGTTACTTCTACCTATTTACGGAGATATCAATAAAGATTCGGTAGAATTAGTTCCTGAGAGATGCACTAAATGTGGATCGTGGAAGTTAGAGGATGTGCCATGCCGCACTTGCAAGGGCTAAACTAATGCCTATATACGAATTCGAATGTACCAACGAAGAGTGCGAGGCTAACTTGCGCTACGAGAAGGAGTTATCGATCCATGCACCCCATACAGTCACATGCAGCTTCTGCCATAGCCCAATGCAAAAGATTTACTCAGTCCCTAACATCCAGTTTAAGGGTGAGGGTTTCTACAGTACGGATAAATAAATGCCTCAATGCTCATTCTGCGATTCAGAAGCTTTACCAGACCTTACTAGGGTCTATGAAAAGACTGGGATTATCCATCATTGCCAGCCTTGCTTTAACGAGTTCGAAGGCGATTAGTTACACACAGCCTGTGGATAACTATGGACAAAAGTTCACTCTACGCTCAAGACACGCCGAAGTTATACACATGCTTGACCTCGCCTGTACACTCTTGGCTAGAGCCCTCAGGGGCTCAGGGCGGGCGCTTAAGCGCATAGCCCGCCCGGTAGCAATCGTTATTGGGATATCTCTATGCTTACCCATGAGTCACGCATCAAGTGGCTCAATAGAAGCAATTGATCCAAAAGATTATTTACAATTTACATTAGATAAAAGAGAAGCTAAATGTTTATCCAGATTGATAGGTAAAGAATCTGCTTGGAATCATAAAGCAGTAGGTAACCTTGATAGTCCTAGTAAGCAATATGTATATGGACTATTACAGCTGAAGAACCCAATCGTTAAGGACAAGTCACCTATTGAACAGATACACTATGGACTTAAATATATAGATCATAGATATCAAGGCGATACATGCAAAGCATGGAAGCATTGGAAGGATAAGGGATGGCACTAATCAAGAAGCTTATCTGTTACCTATTCAATCATCTATGGATTTATATTCAATATGAGAATATCCATTACTGTATATGCGATAGATGTAACAAGAGTGTTTATGTCAATGAGTAGTCTTAAAGGTACTGGCTCATCTAACAAGTGGCGCAAGATTAGGGAACAGATCATCAGAAGAGATGGATGTTGCCAGATGTGCGGGTCAGATGAACGCCTAAGCGTTGACCACATCGTGCCACGCATTGCTGGTGGAGACGATAACCCTAATAACCTTCAAGTTCTATGCTCTAGTTGCAATAGTTCTAAGGGGGGTAGGTTTTTTGATAGGCCAAGGACACCCCCGACCCTTCCTGTTTCTTTTTACCCCGAAAACGCCTCAATAAGCCACTATCGGCTTGAATCGGATGAGAACCAGTCATGACGGCTCAAACAGGCTCAGAAGGGCTGCAAACGGCTGAGGTAGGGGTAACAGAACCTCGTTATGGCTCCCAAGTGCCTAGAATCAGGTCAAAGCCTAGTGATCTACCCACTCGGGGCGATGAAATGATTCAGTTCTGTAAAGATATTGGCTTCCCGCTCTTGCCTTGGCAGGAACAGTTGGCTAGAGATTGCCTTCGCTATAAGCCAGACGGGAGATGGTTGCATCCCCTAATTGGAATCATGCTTCCTCGTCAACAGGGTAAGAGTACCTTCATGGCGCTTCGAATCCTGTTTGGAATCTATGTTCTAGGCGAGAAGATGCATCTGGCTACAGCTCATAAGTTAACCACCTCATCTGAAATCTTCTTTAAGGTCTCTGAGATTATCGAAGGTTCTCAATTACTCCTGGATAACTTTGCCAAGAAGTACGAATCTAAAGGATCGCAAGAGATTCGGTTTAAGAACAAGGCTCGTTACCTAATCAGAGCCGGTAACTCAGCTGCTCGAGGTATTGCTGCACCGGATGTTATCCATATTGACGAATTGCGTGAGTTCGATACTGAAGATGTCTGGTCATCGATGCGATTTACCCAGATGAGTAATCCAAACCCGCAGGCCTATGTTTATTCCAACGCAGGCCATGCCAATTCGGTTCTACTTCATAAGTTTAGAGAACGCGGCATTGCAGCCAGCGAAGGAGCGGATGATTCTATTGGCTGGTTCGAGTGGAGCGCTGAACCGGGTGTTGATATAACAGACAAAGAAGCTTGGTACCAGAGCAACCCGTCACTAGGCCACACAGTCCATGAGGACAACATCAAGGACAGCCTTTCAGATCGTGAAGATATCTTCAGAACCGAAATTCTTTGCCAGTTCGTCTCGATGATTAACCCAGTTATCTCAGAGGCCGAATGGAAGAAGTGCAAGGTCGATAACCTGCCTCAATTAGATGTCGAAGCTGATACTTGGATGGCGATAGATCTTAGCCCGGACAGAAAGCATGGCTCATTAGTCGCAGGCCAAAGAATTGACGGCGATAGGTTCCAGGTGAGCCTTCTCCATACTTGGTTTAACCCAGTCAACCTTGATGACAAAGAAATGGCTAACGATATTGCTTACTGGGTTCGCAAGTTCCCAGTTAATGCCGTTGCTTATAGCAAGTCGACAGCCTCGGCGGTTGCAGCTCGATTAGCACCAGCCGGAATCCCTATCCATGAGATTACAGGCCAGGAGTATCAACAATCCTGCGATGAATTCGTATCGGCGGTCTCTAGCCTTCGCCTTGCACATTCAGATCAAGAAGAATTAACCAAGCAAGTTCTTAGCGCCGTTAAATTAACTCGAGGTGATGGCGGTTGGGTCATGGGGCGTAAAGCTTCTGGAATTGTTTGCGGAGCAGTTGCCTCTGCAATGGTTACTCACTTTGCGACACGCGCTGAATCTGAAGTAGACATTCAGATAGGATAATGTCTAGACAGTAGCGTATAATATGTCTAATGGGAATCCGGGACATTTTTACATCATCTAAGCCAGCAGTCGAGCTTACAGTCGATGCGGCTTCTGCTCCTGCGCCGTTTAACAATACGGCTTCATTTAATCCTTTCGTATTTACTCAGTCAGTAGCAACTCGTCAGACAGCGATGGCGGTACCAACCATTGCTCGCGCCAGAGGAATCATCTGCTCAACACTCGCAGGTCTTCCACTCGAGCAATACTCCAAAGTCGATGGTTCACACATGACCACCCCAGCAGTTATTAACCAGCCAGACCCACGCGTTCCTGGTTCTGCTATCTACGCCTGGCTTGCGGAAGACCTCTGGCTACATGGTGTTGGGTATGGCCAAGTCCTCGAGCAATATGGTGACACAGGAAGAGTCCGCGCATGGACTCGCGTTGCACCAGATCGCGTAACAGTTAAATTAAATAACAATGACACAGAAATTATTGGCTACCAGGTAGACGGCTCAGTAGTTCCTAATCAAGGTGTTGGTTCACTTGTAGTGTTCTATGGCCTTGATGAAGGATTACTCAATCGCGCAGGTCGCACAATCCGCGCAGCTCATGCACTAGAGCAAGCAGCAGAAACTTTCGCTAAAGAGCCAGTTCCACTTCAGGTTCTTAAGTCAAACGGTACTAATCTTCCAGCAGAGCGTATTTCAAAGCTTCTCGAGTCATGGCGTACAGCCAGACTTACTAAGTCAACAGCGTTCTTAAATGCTGATGTTGAATTGCAAGCGTTGGGCATCGATCCTGCCAAATTACAGCTGAACGAGGCTCGTCAGTATGTCGCATTGGAATTGGCTCGCGCTTGCAACCTTCCTGCCTACTTCGTAAGTGCTGAAGCAACTTCGATGACATATAGCAACGCGATTTCAGAGCGCCGTTCGCTTATTGATTTCTCAATGAAACCAATTCTTACAGCCATTGAACAGAGGCTCTCCATGCCGGACTTCTGCCCTTCAACTGGCGAAATTCGTTTCAGCCTAGATGAATTCCTGCGCTCAGATGCTCTACAACGCGCTCAGGTATACGAGATTCTTAATCGCATTGGCGCTATGAGTGTCGAGCAGATTAGAGAAGAAGAAGACCTTATCGACAACAAGGAGACCCGATGAAGATAACCATGCCAGTCGCTATTACAGCGGCAGATGCAGAGTCTCGCATTATTGCAGGCCGCATTGTTTCATGGAACGCAGAAGGTAACACTTCAGCAGGCAGAACAATGTTCAAGCCTGATTCAATCAAAATGAGCAAGAACACAAAGCTTGTCCTTCAGCATGACACTACCCGCCCTCTAGGTAAGTTGATGTCATTCGAGCAAGATGACGAAGGCATTACAGCAGAATTTAAGATCGCAAAGACAACCGCAGGCAACGATGCACTCGAGGAAGCCGCAACTGGCCTTCGTTCAGATTTCAGCGTTGGTGTCGATGTCGAGTCATGGGATAACTCAAATGGAGTCATGGCTATCAGCGCATCCAACCTCATAGAGGTCAGCCTCGTTACAGATGGCGCTATTCCAGGCGCAGAGGTCGCGAAAGTAGCGGCAGAAGAAACCGAAGTTTCTGAGACAACTCAGGAAGAAACACAATCAACCACAGAAGGAGAACAAGTGTCAGACACTACCGTTCCAGAAGTTGCTCCTGCCGCAGAAACGGTAGAGGCTGCAAAGGTTGAAGTTAAGGCTGCAACAGCACCTTACATTTCAACTACTGTTCGTAACCCAATCGTTGATAAGGCTTCTTATCTCGAGCACTCAGTCCGCGCTTCACTAGGCAACGAAACATCAAAGATGTATGTTGCTGCAGCTGCAGACACAACAGACAACGCTGGTCTTGTACCAACTCGTCAACTTACCGAAGTTATCAACGGCATCTCAAACGCAGACCGCCCAGCGATTGACTCAATCTCTCGCGGTGCTCTACCTGATGCAGGCATGACATTCGAAATTCCTAAGATCACAGTTGCTCCGACAGTTGCAGCAGCATCTGAAGGTGGAACACCATCTGAAACAGACCAGAACTCAGAGTTCGTTTCAGTCTCAGTTTCTAAGTACATTGGCCAGCAGACATTTTCGCTTGAGTTGCTAGATCGCAGCTCACCAGCGTTCTTTGCTGAACTCGTACGTCAAATGGAGTTCGCATACGCAAAGGCAACAGATGCAGCAGTTCTTGCAGCACTTGTAGCAGGCGGAACAGACGGTGGAAACCGCACAGTTTCAGCTGCAAACATTGCAGACTTCGTCTCAGACGCAGCAGTCTCTATCTACAAGGGAACCCTTGGTTTTGCTCAAAACATCATCGTATCTCCAGAACAATGGGGCGCATTGATGGGACTCGTCGATGGTTCAAACCGTCCAGTATTCCAGCAAACAATCAACCCACAGAACGCAGGCGGCGACCTAACAGCAACTGGCGTTCGTGGAAACCTTCTCGGACTTAACCTCCGCGTAGACCGCAACATGACAACAGGTTCAGGCGTTGGCGACAACACAATGATCGTTGTTAACCCAGATGCTTACACATGGTACGAGAGCCCACGTCTCTCACTCCAGTCAAACCTCATCTCAACAGGTCAGGTTCAGGTTGGTTACTACGGTTATGGCGCAGTTGCAACAAAACTTGGCGCAGGCGCATACCGCTGGATGGTTGCGTAGTCCAAACTAATCATGGGGGGGCTGCTGCTCCCGGTGGCTCCCCCAGCCGTTTAACGAGAGGAACTAGAAATGGCAACAATAGTTACAGCAAGCGAACTTCGCTCTGTCCTTGGCGTTTCTAGTTCCCTCTATAACGATGCATATCTCACAGATGTAATCGACACAGCTGAAGCCGTCATTCTGCCAATGCTTGTCAAGTATGCAGTTGCCATCGATGAAGTTGAACTCGAGGCAAACGTGGCAACATATAAAACAGTCGGTCAAAACCAATTTACAGCGGGTCAGAGCGTAGTCATCACAGGATGTGGCTCCCCATTTAACGGAACTTTCACAATCTCAGATTCTTATGATGATCTATTTACTGTAGCCATCACCAATGCAGATATTGCTCTAAAGAATGTCATTCCATCAGGCTTGGCTACCTTGTCCGGTGCAGCAACATATGTTGGCGTAAGCGCAGTCGAGTCAGCAGTCCTAGCAGTATCAGTTGAAGTATTCCAGTCTCGCATCGCTCCCGGCGGTCAGATCGAGGGAATCGACTTCACAAACGTTAGCCCTTATCGCTTAGGGCGCAGTCTCTTTAATCGTGTCTCTGGACTATTAGGGGCGTACATCGATACCGATTCAATGGTGCAATAAATGCCAGCATCAACAATTCTCGATACAGTCCGTCAGCCTTTAGCCACAGCCTTTGCAGGAGTAGCAGGAAACGTCTATGCCTACGTCCCAGAAGCGCCAATGGTGCCATTCGTGGTCACAGTCCCAGACTCTCCATATCTTGAATTAGAAACTATTAACAAGTCCACGCTTCACATCAAGATTAACCTTGTCATATCAATAGCGGTTGCCTATAACAGCAATCCTGCATCGCTCGACAATCTCGAGCAGCTAGTCATAAGTGTTCTGAAGGTGATCCCAGCAGGGTACACAGTCGGAGCGGTTGAAAAACCAACAGTCACTCAGGTCGGGCCATCTAATTGCTTGGTCGCAGATATTCGAGTTTCTACCTACTACACACAAACAAACTAAGGATAAATAATGGCAACCACAGTAATCACAGGTCGCGATGTTTCTCTATCTTTCACAGGTGGAACAGATATTGACGCACAAGCGACATCAGCAGTTCTCACAAAGACCAACGTACGCGAGGTCTATCAGACACTCGATGGCGAAGCCGTAAAGACTGTCAACACAGAAGGCACCTTTGCTCTTTCAATGCTCGCAGACTGGGGCAAGGCTTCATCTGTATGCGAAGCACTTTGGACAGCAGCAGAGACACCAGACACAGTTATTGCTATCACTTTGACAGCAGCAACAGGCGCTCAATTCGTATTCGACATCTTCCCAGAATTTCCAACAGCCGGAGGCGCTGGAACAGATGCTCAGACTGTAGACTTCACTTTCAAGGTCAAGCAGGGAACTGTCACCGAGACATTCAGCTAAAAAGTAGAAACGGGAGCAAACAATGCAACAGCAGATAACAATTAAATATATCGATGGATCAGAAACCACTTACATGGTTCGTCCTCCAGATTACGCCCGCTGGGAGATGACAACTAAAAAGGTTATCTCTCAGTTTGGCGGGATGTGGGACATTCTTTATGTCGCGCACAGCGCCATGAAGCGTGAAGCAGCAGGCAAGCCAACCAAGACACTCGATGTCTGGATGGAGTCAGTTGCGGACGTTGAAGTAGGTGAAGGCGACCCAAAAGTCATCCAAGAGGAAGCGTAAGCCGACTCTTAGTTGAACTGGCAATAGCCACCAGAATCCCTATGGATCAATGGCAAACTGCCGAAGATATTCTTACGGCTATAGAGATACTGGAGCAGCGCAATGGCAAGTGAACTTGTAGCACTTGACCAGACTGAACTGCGCAAGGTATTTAAGGCGCTTAAGAATATGGGTGAAGAAGCCAACGATGAGGCCAAGCGTCAATCAGGCGCTTTGGCTGAATTCGCTAGAGCAGAAGTAATCCAGACCGCTAAATCCCTACAGAGTAGGAAAGTAGCCGGACGTATTGCCGATGGTTCTAGGGTTAAGAAGTCCAGCCGTATCGGTGAGATTACTTATGGCTTTGCGTCTCAGAAGTTCTCAGGTGGAGCAACTACTAGAGACATCTGGGGCGGTTCAGAATTCGGATCTAACAAGTACAAGCAGTTCCCGGTGTGGTCAGGCCGTCAAGGTCGCGGCTCTAAGGGTTGGTTTATCTATCCAACGCTTCGCAGGATTCAACCTGAAATCGTTGCTAGATGGACTGAATCATTTACCAAAGTATTGAAGGAGTGGGGCTAATGGCAACAGGTACAAGAGCGT